TCTAATGCTACGTCTGGATTTGATTGTATAAATTCACCAAAATCTCTTGGGACTTCCTTAACAGCCTCTGGGATTACGGATTTTATATCTTCTCCCACTTCTTTCATAGATTGAAACCAGTCTCCAGTTCCTCTTTCTGGAATAATGTCAGCCTCCATTACAGACTCAAAAATAGGGTCTACAAATTGTTCATAAATTGCAGCCTTAATAGGCTCTGTATATGGCAATGCCTCTACTCCCATTTCATTAAGTTTGCCCAAAAGCTTTCCTGTATTTTTAGCACTCCATGCAGCCACCTTGTCTGGAATAGGCATATCATCTGTAATTTCTATGTTTGAAAGCCGTGTAGCAAAATCTTTACCCTCTGCCTTTAACTGCTCTTCCTTTTGCTGTATTGCCATTTTCTTTTTCTCTCCAGCCTCTGCCCCCTCCATTGCAAGAGATGGGATGTCCATAGCTTTTTGAACAAGGCTTTTCTTGCCTATAATTTCATCAGCTTCTTCTGGTGTCTTTCCTAATATTTCTGTTAAAACCCTATAGTCTTCTCCTTTAGCTTGTGCTTCTTTAATCGCAGGTCTAGCCTGTTCGACTTTTTCCATTGCTTGTGGAACTGGCAGCTTTGGAGTTTGAGCAGCTAATTCTCCCACCCTTTGTTCTCCCATTGCAGATTCAGCTGTTTTTAACGCCATAGATACCGCTGGAGATTGTGTCTGTAGTTTTTTTTTCTTAAGCTCTGCAAAAGCAGTTTGTTGATCTACGCCCTTCTCCTTTAGAAGCTTTAAGAAGTTTACATCTTGAGCCGTATATTCCATTTTATATTGTTATAAATTAGTTTTATATATTATCCCATATATTAGTTTCTTGCTGTTGTTCTGCTGGAGTAGAAGTATCTCCTGCCTGATCCCAGATAGAATCAAAGTCTAGCTCTTCTGCTCCTTCAGTAAGTCTATAATCAGTAAGAACTTCGTCTGCAACGTTAGCGTTGGCTATATTGTTTATTCGTTTTGAATACTGGTTGTATAGATTTTCGTATTGCTTTGTAGACGAATCCATCTTCACGTCAACCAAGTCTAGGAACCCTTCCTTGACAGTGTCTGGCAAGAACCCTCCTTCAGGTTTTAAATATCCATTAAACTTTGCAAAAGTTCCAGCAAAGATGTTTCCAGCGGCTGAAGCTGCTTCATATTCAGACTCTCTTACAACAGAAGTCGGATCTAATGCTTTCATAAACTCAAACACTATTGCTAGGTCCGCTGGTCCACCCAGCCCAGACCCCACCATTGCTTCAACAGACATCTTTTTGTTCAAAACATCACTATAGGTTTTAACTATGGCCTCCTGTCTAAAGCTGTTAGCCTCGGACCTTACGTTGTCTATGGTTTTTTCTGGCAAAGTTGAAATAACTGACTGGTCAGTAGATACAGGAGGATTGTTCAAGAATGTCTCTGGGTTAATATACTTCCCGTCTTGCTTGATTCTATAGTCGACGTGTATTCCAGTCTTTCCAGAAGTGTATCCAGTGTTTCCCTGTCCTCCAATTATTGTTCCTGCATTAACGAAGTCTCCGTTGTTAACCTGTATATTTGCTAGATGTCCAAACATATGATCTCTTCCTTCTTTGTCTGTTACGATAACCTGATTCCCCCACCCCTTGTTTACTCCTGGGTTAGGGTCGTTCACTATTCTGGCTGTACCAGATATAGGCACTCTTACGTCAGCACCCATTCCCCCAGCAAGAACATAGTCTAATCCATCGTGCTTTCCAGCTCTTTGTCCAGGAATTCCATAACTAATATCAGTGTCATATTTTTGAGTAATTGTAGATCCTGTAATTTCATTGGCAGTAGAAACACTAAAACCTCCAGTAGTTTCAAATAACTCTTCTTGAGCCTTTTGATATTCTAGTTTATTTATTTGATAGTCATACCAGTCTGAAGTTCCTTCCGCAGGTGGCTGTCCAAGATGATCTGCTTCGTACTGCTTAATAGCCGCACTAGCTTGATCCATCTTTAATTGAGCCATATATGTAGGATTGTTCTCATTAGAAATCCCCATTGTTGAAGCCATCTCTTGTAGTTGTGTTTGTGAGTAAAGTCCAGAGTTCGCAGCCTGTTGATAGAACTGAACACTCTTCGCCTCCTTTGACTTCTCTCCTAGCCATCCGTTCTCAAAGTCTTCGTTAAGCTGTGCCATTTCAACCTGCTTTTGTTCTAGGTCTAGATTCTTATCGTCTCTAATTCTTTGGCTTCCTTCGTAATATGAGTTAGCCATTTCAAAAGGTATTCCAAGCTGTTGAGCGAATGAAGAGATAGAGTTTGTATCCAACACAGTTCCGTTGTCTACTAATCCTGAAAATGCAGCAAAGTTAGCCCTTGCTTCAGCAGATGCAGCTCCTTGAGCATCTAACAACGTAGTCTCTGCAGCTCTAATCTCTGACGCAGCTCTTGCAGACGCTCTCTTGTAGGCTTCAGCAGCAGCTATTCTAGCTTCTCCTTGAGCATTCTCCATGTTATATTTAGCCTGTTCTCTTTGACTCTCTGCTAGTCTAATCCTGTCTTTGGACTCTTTAATGATTCCAGCAGCAGTTTGTTGGAATTCAGAAACTATAGTTGGAGCTGATCCAGCCATAGCACCTTCTCTTCCTTGAGCCATTGCGGCAGTAGTTCCAGCTACAGACGCAGCAGACTCTTTCTCTGCACGCTTAATTTGAGAAGACTCTATCCCACTGGCTAAACCACTTTGTGTAGCCATAAACTCCCTCTGTTTCTGTTGCTGTTCGGTTAGTTTAGAAACCTGTTCCTCGATGGTCTTTGGAACTCCACCAGAATAACCAAATAGGTCTTTGTAGGTAGTTGCCGTATCTTCTATGTCAGCGTCTATAGCGTACTTCGCCTCTTCTTCAACAGTTTTAAATAGCGGCTTTGGCTCTTTTTTAGGTTCTGGCGGAGCTATAACTGTTGCAGACAAATTCACGTCTCCCATCTTTGCCTTTCCAGCCTTGGCGATATTACCGTACTTTTTAACCTCTTCGTCGGTAACATTGACAGTCTTGCCGCCCAAGGAGTACGAATACGTTCCGTTTGTCTGTACAGCTCCCTGAACTTGATAGACCGGCCTACTCTCTCCTATAAATCCAAGAGATTCTTTTAATTTAGTAAACATTTATATTTAAGTTAATTTCTAATAAAATTCAGTAACGAACACAACTCCAGGTCCTCCATCCGCTCCGTTTTGGCTACTTCCTCCATTGTTACTTCTAGCACCAGACGCTCCTCCTCCATAGTCGTATCCAGTAACACCAGTAGATTGAGTAAGGTTTCCTCTTACAGAGCCAGACAACTGACTTGCTCCACCCATCCCAGGATACTCAATAGATTCTGAACCAGAGTAGCTGTTCTCTATGTTAAATCCATCGCTACCAGTTATGTTTATTTCTGCTCCAGTTCCATCCCCTCCTTTTCCACCAACACTATCCGATGTGCCAATCAGCCCCCCTTCTGCTATAAAATGGCTTCCAAAAATCGTATTTACCCCATTCGTTGGAAGACCAGCAGTTCCATCATCACCTATTCCACCATCACCTATTACCATATATTCATGTTCTCCCAGGTCATCTGCAGAGATAATACTCTCACAATAACCAGCTCCTCCACCACCTCCAGAGGCATCGTTGTCTGAACCACATTCATAAGAAGCCCCTCCTCCACCAACTCCTTTTACAACAACGTGAGATAGCAACTTCTTTATTTCGCCAGTCCCTATTAACTTGTTAGACTCGACCACTCCGCCTGTATTTGTTACTTCAAAGTAATCAGTTCCTACTGTAGTTACTTTAAACGCCCCCTTGTTTCCTCCGGCAAAATCTTCACCGTTTATCAGCAACACCGCCCCCACCTTTAAGGTGTCGGAATTTATAGCTGGATCAGTTCCATTCCCATCCCAGGTGTATCTATATGTATCACCAGCGGTGTTGGTAATATCAAACTGTGAAGTGGAGTCTCCAAGATTTTTTATAAATACGTTTTCTGTGATAGTAAGCAGTCCAGTTCCAAGAGTTTTGTTTGACTCAACTACTCCACTAGTATTTTCTATCTCGAAGTAATTAGTAGCAGACGCTGTAATTATTCCAAACACCTGGTTGGCAGCATTAAAATTAGACCCACCTGCATATACATATCCTCCTACTGGAAACGTAATAGAAGTGATTCCAGGGTCTGTGCCTGTGCCATCGTATGTATATCGGTATGTGTCACCAGCCGTGTTGGTTATATCAAACTGCGAAGTAGAGTCTCCAAACGGAGCGCTCTCTGTGTCAAAAGTATAGTGTATTGGCGCATTAAGGCTCAACAAGCTGTTATCTAAATATCCATCGCTAGCAAGAGCCACCAACTTGCCAGCATCATTAGAGACGTCAAATGTAGCAAGGGTTTCCACCCCATTTCCAGTATCACAATCCATGTATGAATTAAGGCCAGCTCCAGAAATGTCTGTTCCAGCAGTCCCAGCAGTAGTTACGGTTACTTCACTAACTGATGTTGTAAGTACAGAGGCAATAACTAACAGAGTTCCTGTCCATGTACAAGTTTCTGATCCACCACTTTCAGCTCGAAGCGCTGCTTGTATTATAGACGCAACGCCACCCATGTTGGTTACTCCACTAAAGTCTATTCCAGTAACATCTAGAGCCACTCCATCTATAGTAATTTGAAAAGCTCCGTCAGTCACTGGAGTCCATAAAGTATAGTCAGCAAATACTGCAGCCCCAGAAGTTAAATAGGCTGAAGTGAAAGAGCTGCTTCTATCAGAAGCAGAATCTAGAGAAGATGTGTCTAAAGCCACGTCTATATTGATAGACTCATTCCCAGCAGGATTGACGAGAGTTTTTGTTACTGTTGCTCCAGACCCAGAAGACACAGTCATCTTTGCATCAAGAGTTCCAGGAGTTGTATCTGTTGAGCTGGCTATAACCACATTGGAAGTTGAAATAGCATCAAATGTAAGCCAGTTGGTCCCGTCATTAGAATATTCCGCCTTTCCACTTGTAGCGTTCTTTCTTAACCACCCAGTCTCACTTACTCCAGAAGCGTATATAGTAGTGTTTGAATCTGTCCCGTCTCCTATCCTTAAAGACAATCCATTTGTCGCTATAGTCCCAGAAAAGATTCCAGCTAGAATTGACTCATATACAGCAGAGATAGCAAATCCAATAGGAGAGTCTCCTTCGTGTACATCTGCATAGTTAGCATCACCAGTTGTATAGTCTAATCCACTCACTCTAACACCTCTAATTACACCAGTGGCAGTTAATCCGTCCACGCTCATTGCTCCAGCAGGGATATACATTAACTCTGTATAGTTGTTTTTATTTGTTGACCTCATTAAGAAGTCACCAGTAATAACGTTGCCTAAATAGTCCAGAGGTGCGGACGTAAAGACTAGCGTTGTTGAGCTTACGTCAATTGGTGCGGCTAGACGTGGATTTGGTGCATCTGGTCTAGACCATTGAGCAAAGTTCAATTGAGGTAATTTAGTTGCAGGAGTATAAGCCATATTATTTTGTTAAGTTGTTTGTGATAATGTTCTAACTCTACATTTAGATTTGATTCTAGCGCCTAGTTTTACCCAGGTTAATACATGAGGAAATTCGTCAGCACTTGTTATGTGAAGTTGTAACCTTTGTAAGTTACTTATAAATGGTCTAGCCCCATCAAAGCATTCTACGAGGCCACTATCGTCACTGTCTCCCCCGTATACAGAACTGCTGTAGATAGCTGAATTGTATCCATCTCCTGATCCTGTAGCGTATTGTGCTGTCCAATCATATTTAAGTTTATCAGTAGTTATCCTTCCTTTCTCATTATAAGCATCAAAACGCACCTTGACTAATGAAGATTGACTTAAGAAGCCTTGGGTATAAACACCAAGTAGTTTCTTTCTATATTCAACTTCTCCAAGCGAAATCTCTTGCCTGTAGTCTGTTCCTATAATAAGTCCGTCGTCTGTATATCCAGTAAATAGTTTGTATAAGGCAGTCTTTGCGTCTGAAGCACCATACATAACCCCGTTATCGTTCAGGAATCTAGAGATGTTCCATCCAGTAATAGTGTAGAAAGCTTTGTATTCAGTATGATATGCAAGCACTACATTATTTGTTTGAGATCCTTGTCCAGCAGTTACATAAACAACACGCTTCTTTTGGTCGTAATATAAATCACATCTAGTGAAATCTGCGTTATCGAAATAAGTATTTCCTAGAGAATAAGACACTGGTGAGTATTGCCTACTATAAGGAATGTCTGTCTGTCCAACAGAGACTAGATTCCATAGCCCAGCTTCATTGGTATAAAAGATACCTTTCTCTGTGCTAATAGCTCCTCTTGCTCCTCCAAAGTCTTCTACATAATTTGCTATGTCTTCTGTTTTAGATGTGGTTCCTGCACTGTCAAATAGTGTAATCACGAATGAATAGAATCCATCATCACTGAATACGACTACATTTGCACCTAGTGGAACGATTGACCTAACGTTTCCAGCGTTTCTGTAGCTTACAGAGCCTCCATCAGTTGCTAGTGTTCCTTCAGTCCATGTTTGGAAAGGAGGATTTGTTCCATCGTCTATTTCTGAATATCTAACTGAATCATTTACTGATACGAATAGTCTAGCACCAATCACAGCCATGTGATTAGCCTCGGCAGGAGAAGCAGCTATCTGCGTTACGGTAGTAAGGTCAGAGATTGTCATATACCATACCTTATCTACTCCATTACATAAAAAGAAATAGTCTCCGTATTTTTTACCAGAGAACTCCTCATTAACAGAGAAATCAGTCTTAATGTTGGTTAAAACACCAGTAGACTTTGTGTAATAGGCCAGTGTAGTCCCGAATCCTACCATCCATATATCAGAAGTCCACTGTTCAAACATGGTAATAGCTTCAGTTCCGCTATCGTATATATTGTATAGACCTAGTCTCTTTACTAAACGACCAGTATCTTCAATTTCGTAGTTCTGGATATTCAAAGCCTGATCTACATCCAAGAACTGTGGTGGTGTCCTTAAATTGACACCCTTCGGAGCCATCGTACTCAACGCCGAAGACATCTGCATCTTGTTATCTACCTGTATTGGTTTGTATGACATGAGAATGATTGGGTAAAGTCGTCTAATGCGTATACATCAGGCGTTTGTTTTATATTTTTTGATAATTCTGCGAGTAATCTTGTGAATCGAACGTCTGCAATGCTCTCCATTCCAATTTCTTCGTCCCATTGGCTATATAGTACGTCGATAGCATTAACGATGTACTGCATATATTTAGAATCCAGTGGAGCGATGAACGAATCAGTCATTGCATCAATTTCTGGTTCAGAAGATACATATCTTAAGTTATAAGTTCGTGCTTCTGTAGGTACTGGCATGAAGTAGATCCTATCCTTCTCTATTCTGTATCCAGTTCCTCCTGATCCATAAGGCAAAAGAACATCTGAACGGTTATTAGGAACTCCATTGTTTACCTGATAAAGGCCACACTCAAATCCAGCAATATCTCTGAAGTCTGAAGGTAGATACTCCCATTCTTGACCAATCCTAGAGTTGATTGTTGTCTCTGTAATCAATTGAGGAGTGTCAGCACCTTTAATGTGTCTATAGGCGAATTTATTTACCCAGTCACACCAATCAAAGAACGTAGTGTCTCCAACGTCTGATATGTCTCGCTTAAGCCTTCCGAACGCTGCATATACATCAGAAACCAATAGGCTTCCTGCCGATGGAGATGATGTTGCGGAATTATAGTACGAAATCGTTATGCTCGCAGTCGGTGCGTCTCCTAGTGTAAAGACATTTGCAGCGAACGTTACTGATCCAGTGTAGATAACTCCGTCTACAGTGATTACTACAGCCTGATAGAGAGTATCTGCTGTTGTGTAGGAGGTGTTGGCCCCATCTACTAACCCTGTTGGTGTTTCATTTAGTATATAACTCATATTGTTTGATTAAGTTGTTAGTTAAGTGTCGAATCTTGTTATTACGGTTTTGTCTACGGCGCTGGTAAGCCCCGAAGGGGTAAACGTTGCTGGTGGAGTTCCAGCAGTAATTGTCGTTGTTCCTTCTAATTTTGGCTTTCCGCTAACTCCATAACTCCAAAGATTTGAGAACCCAATGTCTGTATCCCAAGCATATACTATTATGTTGGCCGTAGAATTAGGATTAAACCCAAGATAATATATTCCAGCAGGAATTGTAACTGGTGAAGAAAAAGTGTGAGAGTGCATTCCGCTGCCAGAAATACTGGTAGTTGTCTCTGCAAACACTTGAGACTGGCCATCTTCTGCATACAATGTAACATCTAAAGTTCCAGCGACATTAGCCGCAACAACATAAAACGAGAATTGCGCAGCGGTTATGTCAAAAGGGATTTCAACTTGACCAACACTTAACGTCGTATTGCTGCTTATTGTAAAATTTACCATTACATCTCCAGATGATGGGTCAAATGGGTTGACTGATCTTGCCAAAATTGTTTCTGCCGAATATCCTCCCCCAGCATTATCATCAACATATTTCTTAACGCTCTGCTGTGTAGGAACTTTAGTGTTTGAATCGCTAGCCATATCATCTTCATCTAAAACCCAGGAATTACTAGAAACATCTGCGTCGTCCGTATAAACGCCATCTGTAACCGTCCCTGCATTTCCACTTACATCTCCTGTCACATTTCCAGTCAAAGGTCCACTAAATCCTGTTGCCCCTAAAATTGATGTAGCAGAGTTGAATGTTAATCCAGCATTGGTTTTAGGTCCCAAATCGCCAGTAGCTGCTGTAAAGAAAGAAGGAAAACAAGTGGTGTCTGTGGCCTCATTTGCCACTGTAATATCCGTAGGCGTTCCTCCGCCTGCAGCAGCATCAACATAAGCCTTAATGCTTTGCTGTGTGGCCAATGCAGTTGCGGAATCACTAACAAGAGTGTCTTCGTCTAGAATCGAGTCTACAACGACTGTAGCGCCCAGCTTTAGCCCTTCTGCGTAAGCACTTCCGTTCACAAATCCTGTTGTAGGGTTTAGAGCCATTTTAGGTTGTTATTACGATTGAGTCCTTGATAAAACTTGTCCACCTAACAGTGTCACCATTTCCATTGACCTGTACTTCAGCCAATTGGTCGACTGTGTTAAGCGAAAAAGTTACATCCCAGTTTAAATCACTTGTTTCTACATAATCATACACCGTGCTTCCTTGTTGAGATATGTTTCCTCCGTCTCTATAAAACACTCCACTGATTCTATAAGTTCCTCTATCTGAACCATCACTTTCTACTGCGCTGATAGTTACCTCTACTCTTATTACAGCATTGTCTGGAACACTGTCTGAATACGAGATTGTGTTATCAAGAGCGTCGCTAGTTTCAAGAGCATCAGCATTATGATTCTCTCCATCATCAGAGTAATCAAGCTCTGATTGATACCTCATATATGACTTAAAGAAAACACACCCCTGATCGGCTAGTCCAGACTGTCCAAAGTTGATTGTTCCAGGAACACCTCCAGCACCAGGCTCTCCAGGCTCCATTCTTAAGTCTCCACCATCTGCTGCAGCCGCAACAGCATTTCCTCCTCTAAACGTCATGTTCACACCTTTTCCTGCTGGAGCAACTGAACCCGCAAAAATGCAAGTGTCTCCTCCTGCAGCATCTCCCACAAAAGCCACTCCTTCATCACTCCATATGTATCTTAAGTCTCCGTCAAAGCTCATTCCTAAAGTAGCACCGTCTCCTCCAACTGGCTGGTAATTAGATAAAGTAGTAGTAACATCAGTTGCGACACCTCCTATCCAATCACTAGCTATTAAGTTTATTTCATGAGAAGGCAGTCCTTGGTTTATTGCAGTAGCTTCCCCAGTTTTTGTTAATTCTATATCTCCATCTACGCTTACTGTAGCATTTGGTGTAAAGAAAACATCTTTTGACGTATCAACTTCAAGCCATGTGTTTATGCCAACATCAGTATCAATCGCCATCTTGAATTTATCACTATCGCTATTGTCTATACCCATTGAAAACGCCTGTCCTCCTGTAAGAAGGAACTCCATGCGAGCATCTCCAGTCCCATCCTGTTCTATTCTTAATCCGTTATCTATTGTTGAGCTAGAGTCTTCATATATGCTAGCAGTTCCATTTACGCTGAAGTCATCTGGTAAAACAGCTCCTGTTGTATACCCCACCCCTACTTTAGAAGAATTTAATCCTGCATAAGTAGCATTATTTACTCCGTCAATTACCATCTTTGCACTACCAGTAGTTGTTGTATTGTTAGCTGCTGCATAGAATGAAAAGCTTGTCGCTGCATTTACTAAACTAGAACCTCCACCAAAAGCTATTGTATTAGCAGTGCTTGTACTTTGAGCTACCATTACCCCTAACGGCTGTTCAGCTATAGTATAATGATTCATTGTATATCTAGCTTGCTTGGTCGTGCTATTGTCTTCTCTTTGTGTAATTCTGAATTCTCCAAGAGTTCCCACCACTTCCAAAGGAATTGTTCCAGGAAGGGTTCCTACCCCCAGTGTCCCAGGAAGATGAACCAGCTTATCACTTCCAATAGCAAAGGCTAATTCAGGAGTTGTACTGGCATCAGGAGTTAAATATAATTCATACCTTGTAGGCATCTCTGCACTAGCTCCAATAGCTGCGTCTACAGTGAACCTAATCTCTGCTCCTGAATAATAATCTCCTCCTCCTGGACCACCACCATTTTCGTGATAACCTTGGACAAAATACTGATTTAATATTGCCCCATTCACAATAGACTCTTCAGCTCCTTCTATTCCCTGCGCCCTCTTGTTCCTCATACTAGTTCCTCCACCATAAGCAAAGTTTTCCCACAACACAGAAGTACCTATAGGCTTAAACTGGAAGTTTGTAGTCCTATGAACCTCTGTATTGCCAGTTAAGCAAACTTCAGTTCCTCCTCCTGCGAATCCCATACAGAACTCGTTATCAGCAGACACGTATTCCATAGCAAGATTTCCAGAATCGCCAAATAAGAACTGTGTATCATCTCCAAGCTTTGTAGGTGCATAAAATTGAAGAAGTGGAGTGTCGAACTCTCCGTATATTAAAGGAGTAGCTGTATTTGTATTGGCTATATAAAGAGTATTGTCCCTAGAATTAGAATATCCAGCGTTATGCCCAATAAGCACACAGTCATCCTGGTCAGAATTGAGTCCAGCTTGGTATCCAATTGCTACTGACCTATTAGGATTAGTTGACCCTCCTCCAAATGTTTGATTACCTACTGCGCAGTTCTCTTCTCCATCTGTAATAGTTATTCCAGCCGCAGCACCAATTATATTGTTCTTTGAACCAGTCGTTATGTCTCTTCCAGCTAAATATCCCCAAGCATTATTCCTGTTACCAGTAGTTATACTACTTAACGCTGCGTCTCCTACGGCCATATTCCACGCCCCAGATACTGTAGATATACCAGAATTACCAAAGAAATAGTTATTAGAATACTTGGCCACCATATCAACCGTCTCTATCTGATAAGTAGCATTAGCATCAAGGCTAACACTATCTCCAGAAGTGTGAGTTGTTAAAGTAGTCCCTGCTCTATCCCAAAAATCTTCTGCAGTGATCTGCGCCTCAACCCAGACTTTAGTAGCTGCATCCTGTGGATTAACTGGATCTGCAACATTTACTATATTCTGACTGTCTGCGTCATAGTCCCAATATAAATTGGTAGCACCCTCTGATAGATCGTCTGTATCTTTTGCTGCAAACGCAGCATCAAATCTAGCCTGTGTATAATACAAATTAACACCCTCTGCAAGGTCACCAGTGTCCTTTGTAGCGAGTCTAGTGTCAAAAGATGAGTCGAAGTCCGCTGCGTCAAACTTAAGGTCTAGAGCGGCTTGTAAATCAAGCTGATTAGATAGAGTCCCTGTAATGGTTCCCCATATTCCTCCGCCACCTGCTACTGAATCGACATAATCCTTATTAGCTGCATCAGTTCCTATTAAAGGAGTGTCACACCTCAAAGTTGCACCTGTGTAGTCCCAAATTAGAGACTTGCTAGATACATCTATTCTCCCTGGTTGGATTACGTCTAACGCCATTATTTCTTTGTCTTTTTAACGATGTACACCTTCTTTGGTTTGTGTCCCATTGCTGCCTTTGCTTTTCTGTAAGGAGTCTTTGACTTCACAGTTCTTGATTTTGCTTTCATGCTATGCGAGGTTAAATAATGCTGCGAACTTTTTTGCCACTTCTGGGGCTAGAGAAGCTCCAAATACTGCAGTTGCAAATAATTTCCACGCCCAGTCGAACACCTTATTCTTAATAGCAGATCTTTCCTCGTGTTGGTTCTCCCACATAGGCTGATACTTCTCTCTTACCTCATCTATCTTTTCTATTTTCTTCTTGTTGCTGTCTGAAGACTTTGCGATGTTCTTGTGCTGCTCTTCGTTCCTGTCAAACTTTTCCAAGAACAGTGCTTTTAGGCCCCTGATTTCACTCAAGACTGATTTTTCACTCATAGTTACTGGGTTTTATTTATAAGAAGGTCAAGGTGCCTCCGTTGATTGGATAGTATTCAAAGTGAATCTTTATGTCTGCATCAATAGGATTGTCTGTTGTTGTGAAGTGTAAGCGGATAAATGTATCAGCTCCATTCTTTTGTGTAATAGTAAATGGTCTACCAGACTTTCTATCTGCAAGAGTTTCTAACAGCCTAGCTTCACTAGCATCATTTACACTATAAACTTCAGCAGCGACTTTATCTTTTGTAAAATATGTTCCAGCAGGCATTCCGCTTAAAGCAGCTCCATCAGCAGTTAAGTCAACTGTGTTGGTGCCGTCGTATAGGTCTGCATACATGTTAGTAAGATTTGCCATTGTTCCTACTCGCTTTACTTCAGCCCACTGATTCGTAATAACAACAGAGCCAGTAAGTTGTAATACGTTAGCGGTTTGCGCTCCTGTTCCTGAAATCGTAACCGTTTTATCGATATGAAATCCAGCAGCCCTCTCCATCATTTCTGCTAAAGAGTTGTCTGGCTCATCACCAGTCATCACCCTTTCTAACCAATTTATATATGACATATTATTTTATTTAGATGTTTCTTCTTGAGAGCCTCTATCGTCAATCTGATAATGAATATCAAATTCAAGCAATGCAGGCCTATTTCCAGCAGTGTTAGTTACCCACGTATCGTCTGCTCCAGTATCGCTTCTGTAGATTCTCAACATTATTACGTGAGATATTTTAAGATCCGCTCCACTTACCTGAACGCTTGATGTTATTTCGTGTCTTTCGTTTACTCCAGAACACGCATCAGAAAGGTCAGCAGTGGCAGATGCCACGAAGTTCTCCATTATGTCAGCAATAGTGTAGTCAACTTTCCACCCTACTGTGTTCTCGCTCTCTGCCGTTCCTCTATCTCTTGGGGTCCAGTGAATATGAAAATATAGATCAGTCCCCTCTTTATAGCTATGAGGCATTTGAGTAGAACCAAACGCTTCATCGTTTTTATTGAATTCATAAACCCTGAATGTAGCCCCGCTTCCAGTCGGCTGCCAAGAAGAAAGGGTCGGATCTGCGCTTCCTGGAAAGCTGAACGCTCCTGGGACAATTCTTAAGTCATCCCACTTTATCTGATTTGTATTTACAGCTCTTAAGTTTTTAGACATATTTTTATTAGATTATGAACCAATTATTACCATCACAATACAGAGTGATTGAATCGTAGTCTCCGCTAATAATAGCGGTCGCAGATCCGTCAATGTTCTGTCCTCCCTCTGTGTCTACTGTAATGTTGTTTGTACCTGCATTGCCTGCAGAGTCTTTAATTACTATAATTCTTCCAGCGACAGTTTGAGCAGTTGGGATTGTAAGACTTGTCACTGCTCCAGTTGCTGTGTAAGTAACATCAAGGATGTAGTCGTTAGAGGCTAGATCATAAGTAGCTGCAGTAACCTCCGTAACTCTCATTCTCATTCCACCTTCAACCACTATTCCATCGTCGTCTATTGTTAAAATCAGGCTCTCATCTACTTTAAACTTATACTGCCCTGCGTTAGCATCTGCTAGCTCTGATTTAGTTTCAAACTCTACGAATTCAAGATCTTGTGATCCTGCCTTATAAGACTGAATAGTAGTCAAGGCATTGTTTTCAGTAGAACCATATGTTTGTTGTGGATTAGCGTCATTAGCTGGCTCAAGCATTCTTATGTTAGCTCCAGTTTCACTATCTATAATCTTTGTCCACATTGCTCCAGAACCTCCGTCAAAGAAGAACAGTGGAACTTTAGCTGCTGGCCCTGCATCACTCTCCAAGAATGGAGAAAACCCAGCTACGAAAGAGTCAGCCGCATCGTCAGCGTGCGGTGTAACTAGGGCAACCACTGCTGATACAGCAGAGAATGAAGCTAGTCCAGTAGAATGAACGCGTGCAGCATAGGCTCCATTGCTACCAGAAGAATATATTGTTGACTCAAAGCCACCTACTCCCTGTACTGTCAATGGTGTCAGTGCAGAGCCAGCTTGCACACTTACAAGCGAAGTTGCTCTTGCGGTTTCATCAATGAGAGACACCTGTCCTGTTACGGCACTCTTACTCCAGTAGTTAAGATTATCTACTGTAATTTTTTTACTGGTCGCACTGCCAGTAGGGTCATCAACTAGATAACATATATCGGCTGGGTCTGCCTTTGCCCCTAATGCCGACAAACCTGTAACTTTTGAATCTGCCATTATGTTTTGGTTAGTTTTCTTTTAAGATATAAGATCCTGTTTCTAGAAGTATTCCGTCACCTACTCCTGTCTCTAATAGAAGACGACTTCCACTTACAATCCCTCCGTCTGTATCATTTCCAGATATTGGAGAGATTACTATTCCTGTTGTTAGTTTTTGAGATAAAGACATAGTTTAGATTAAAATAGTGCAACGATACTTGTAGCTGTTGTATTTGTTGCGTTGATAAAACTAGCGTCGATAGGAAGAATTGATCCAGCAGGTACGTTCTGAAAGATTACCGCTGTTCCGTCTTCTGCATCAACTGCTAGGTCTCCTGCTCCACCTATATAAACTCCTTTAGTTCTTAATACCTTTCCATCAAATTGCAACGCAGCAGTATCGCTAGGAGTAACAGCGAGTAGCTTTGAAGATGATGCTATTGGAAGTACAGTCATGTTGTTTGGGTTAATAGACTTGGGGCTAGGGGCCTTGACCCCCAGCATCTAAATTTATTAAGAGACAGTTCCGCCATTATTACCAGTAATTCCCCATGCCGAACCATTCCATAACATATGGCAACCAAGTCCTAGAGGACTAGCTGCAAATGTAATCTTTGTTCCTCCAAGCATAGTTGCTGGTGTAATGCTTACTGAATCGTTTGCGTTTCCTACTGCCACCACGATGAACTGTTTTATTTGTCCTTGGTATGAACCGTTGGCAAGAGTGACGTTGTCTTCATCTTGATCACCGTTGGTAGTAATGTATGTAACTACATCAATACCTGAAGCAGCAACACCTTCTGACGTAGCCGTAATGCTATTTGTACTAGCAAAAGCCATTCCAACGTTATCTTGAACCGTAATATGGTCTCCCTGTAAAGTGAACGTAGGGCTTGTGTTATTACCTCCACTCATAAGATAGAAGTGTAGCTCTCCTTCTTCGGCTCCTTGTGTTACATCACTTGCGATTATATCCATGTGAGCGAAGCCAATTATGTCGTCAGCAACAGTATCTTCAATACCAAATAGCAGCGAAGCACACTTGTCATTAGCGGCAATGCTTGCAGTAACGTGTAGGTATTCCATCTCAACACCTTCAACACCTTCATCATAAGCAGAGAATCCTCCTCCACCTCCATAAACTGCGAAGTTAATCTTGCTAGAATCAAACACACCATCTTGGGCAATGCCTATTCCAAAAAACCCTGCTTCAGTTCCAGCTCCTATGTCATCTATCCCGATTATAGCGCCTCCGTAAGTAAGAGGATCTCCGCCAGCATCGTTCCCGATTCCAGTAATAGCTGCTACCCCATCTCCTTCAGCAGGAGAGGCAGAATCGTGCATAAAGTTTAATATAGCACCAGCAGAAGTGTCGTTGGTGGCAGTGATTGTTGTTCCACTTGGAACTCCACCTTCTGCCCATGCAGCAGTTGTTCCGTTAGAAGTTAGAACATATCCGCTAGCTCCTATGGCTAGCTCTGAAGTAACTCCAGCGGAGTCACCTATGTAAATTGATCCGTATGCTAGGGCTTCTGAAATGTCGGCCTTAATAGAAGGCGTACCATTCTCGTCCACCTCGATAATAGCTGTACCGTCAGACGTTTCTATAACTCCACCGTCTTTTAGGACAACCTTATCAGCATAAAATGGATTTTTAGGCATATTATAAGTTGTTATTTATTAAGTTACGATAGCTACCTTCCTTGATGTTCCACCTGCATCTGTGATTGTGATAAATCCAGAAACAGTCTCTCCGCCAAGTGCAGAGTGAGTACCGAATTTAACTGTACCAGAAGCACCAGGTAGAAGAACTACGTCACCAGAAGCTCCTTCTTCAAGTGCAATACCTGCACCTGTGTCTCCAGCGTCTAGCAATAGTGGGCCTGTACCAGCATTCTTAAGAAGCGCTGGGCCAGCAGTACCGTCACCAATCGCAAGCTCTGCTCTTGCACCATCGTGTGAAATGTTGGCAGCAGTAGCTAAACTTCCAGTTCCGTTCATCATCTTAAATGAGATAGAACCAAATTCAGCACCTGCAGTAGGGTCATCAATCTGTCCCCATAGTTGTGCGTATTCTTTGAATCCACTAGCATTGTCTTCACCTAGAAACTTAACCATTCCAATTGCATCGTTTGCAGCAGGACTAGCAGAATCTTGATAAAGAACAAGTGAAGCTCCTTCAGCTCCTGATTGCTCACTTGTTAGAGTAAGACCAGCAGTAGCACCAAGTAGGCTTAACTGTGGAGTAGTTTGTAATGAACCACTTCCGTTCTGTAGGCTTATTCCCCATCCAGCAACTTCTGCTCCCTGTGCAGGGTTAAGGATTACAAAACCAGCAGTACCATATTCTAGCTCTCCAGCGGCATCATTATACCCCGAAGCTACAAAGAGACTAACTGCGTCATCAATAGCAGGAGTAGTTGATACATGGTAAGTTCTAATTTGCGCACCTGTAGTTCCGTCGTCAGTATAGGCAATTTCTATTGTTCCTGGGCCAACAATGAAGTCTGGATCCCCAGCAGTGCTGAATACACCACCTTTAGCACAGAATACTGCAAATGAACCTTCTTCAGAACCGTCAGAAGGATCGCCAATAGCAGCACCAAATGATGCGTATGTAAATGGATCTCCTCCATCGTCGTTACCCTGTCCAACTATCATTCCAATTAGATCTCCTTCAGCAGGACTAGCAGAGTCATGAGCCATGTTCAACACTGCTCCAGTAGCAGTATCATTGGTTGCAGTGATTGTTGTTCCTGTTGGAACTCCTCCAGCGGCCCACACAGCGGTAGTCCCGTTAGAGGTTAAAATATACCCACTAGCCCCAAGAGCTAGTTCGGATGTTACACCAGCAGAATCTCCTACATAGATAGATCCATATGCTAATGCCTCTGAAATATCAGCTTTTATTGATGGTACACCGTTCTCATCTACTTCGATGATCGCAGTTCCATCAGATGTTTCGATAACTCCGCCGTCTTTCAGAACGACTTTGTCAGCGTAAAAAGGATTTTTAGGCATGATTTTTTGATTATAGACCAGTGTGTTTGAGTACCCGTTCCCCCGTACTCTGGGTGTCTGAATTAAGAATGAGGGGCTATAAAGCCGCCCCTCAAGGCATTAAACTTTAAGTAGTCGCAGGACTTGATGTTCTTGTCATCTTAACAAGACGCTTTGTGTCTCTTTCGAAAACCTTCTTACCGAATAGAGTATGGATAGCGTAGTTTGTTTCCATTGGTCTATCTGGATTTTTAGCAAATGCCATTGTTGGCTCAATTTGCATTCCAAGTGAAATAGCTCCTTTAGTTCCGAAGATCATAGAAGCAGTCTCAACAGAGAACTCGTTAGTTGCAGTAGCCATTGTTTCTGAACATGAAAGCTTACCAAACGCTGTGATTACACATGCGTTTGTAGCAAAGGCAGCAGCAGAAAGCCCAATGTTCTGGAAAATTCTTCTGTCGTCTACAGCTACGTCAACGTAGTCACCTACAGCTGGAGCAGTAGTTCCGTTAAGCATTGTAACTAGGATAGCTTGAGCATCAGCGATATTAGCACCAATGTTCATTTCTCCTGCAGCAGCAGCAGTACCGTCAGTAACCCAGTCTAGTGTAACACCAGCAACAACGATTGCTTCACCGTTTGCAGGTTGTGTGTCCATAGTTAGAGTAACTGTAGCAGGTAGGTTGTTTGAGTTGTAAACGTAGAAACCTGCTTGAGATTTACCTACGAATCCGTTCTGAAGAGCAGAGTCAGCTAGGTTAAATCCGTTTGCCACTTCGATTTGAGCAAGTAGAGCAATAGTTTCAGGATCAAGAACACAGAACATAGTTCCGTCGTTTGCGTTCTGTCTTTGAAGCCTAGCCATTGCGTCAGTCATACTTGCGTAAAGAGTTGAAGCAGAAAGAACTCCGCCAGTGATAGTGCTATCAGCGTAATCAGCTCCTTCTTTCAAGATTTTTTGGTCGATGTCAGAAGCAATTCGGAAAGAAGCTTGGTTAGCTAGTTTAGCCTGAATTGTTTTATCTTCTGCTTGAGCCTGTTGATTAGGATCAAGTACGAATGTAGATGCACGAGACTGATTGATAAGCATTGTATCAGAAGTCGCTGTATTAGCATCCATAGTAAGATCAGTACCAGGAGTGTACGTTTGTACTCTCATGTCTGTTGTGTAAGGCCAATCGATAGATTGTCCAGAGCGTAGCTGTGCCTTAAATTCTGTGCGACAAAGTTCTTTCGCAACAAGACGTTGGTTCAAATAGTCTTGAACCATCGGCATAAAATTTACGGGAGCCAACGCTGAATGTGAATTAACTGCCATGTTGGTTGTAAAATTAAGAAATAGTTTCTTATCTTACAACTCTTCCAGAGCTATTGAATCAGCTTGCGTAGATACTCTTTCCTCTTTTCTTCAGGAACATTCTCCTTAACTGCTGCATACCCAGCTTCTCCATGTAGGTCTGAAGCATCTGCTCCAGAAGCCTTCTTGTAGTTTCCAGGTGTTCGCAATCGCATAGCTTGGCGTTTAGCATCGGTGTAAGCCTCTTGTGGATCAATACTCAATGCTTCGCAGGCTGTTTGAAGTGAATCCAATGGACTCAATCCTTTTCCTTTAAAGACTTTGTACTTTTCCGATAGAGATACTTTCTGGTCATTAGTTAATCCCATGTCATTTAGTTCTGACTCAAGAGATTTGAATGCTGCTTGTTCTTTTTCTTCTGCAAGAACTTTTCGCACCGTGTCTCTAGGATCTTCCTTTGACGTTCCTAGCTTCGCCTCAACATCAGGTTTGAGCCATGCAAGATTTGTAGGTAGATCATCAATGGTTTTGTCACCTGATTTGATTTTCTTGGCCCACGCATCAGCCTGCTCTTCCTTTGCTGATTCAGCTTTACCCTTGTTTGGTTGAGTTTCGTCGCCCAATTCAAGGGCGTCTTGCTCCTGTTCATCTTTTACTTCCTCTGCAGGAGCCTCCTCCTGTGATTCAGTATTAGTGTCAGTTGCTGTGGTGTCAGCAACATCATCCCCTTTGATGCCTAGATCTAGGTCACCATCAGAGTGTGTTTCCTGTTCATCCATATAGACGTTCAAGTTATAAAATATCGATAGCCGTTTGGCTATAATGAATGCTAGAGAGCTGTGAACTCTAGCACTCGTTACAACTAAACCGCTTCTTCGTCCTCCTTTATGTCAATCTTGTTCTTCTCAATTAACTTCCTTTGATCGGAACACTCTTTAAAGAACATCCCGAACCTCATCAATCCTCCGCTAAACGCTGTGAACTCTTCACTAGTAAACTGTTCGTTCTGTGCATAATGCAATAACTCATTCGCTATTATTAACTCCATAACGTCTGGCTGCCTGTCGTAGAAGTCTGCTGCTGCATATAGTTTCTCAAGACTTCCTAATGCCTTTAACGTTTCAGGTTGGTAGTTACCCCTGTTTTCAATGAGCTTTGCTACTGTCTCTTTTTTCACCTTTGTCATACTGCAACTTGTTTAGATGTTCTAGGATTAAAACTCTGTCTTTGTGTTTCTGATATAGGCTCTGCTGCTAGATCAGCCTGTGCTGCTTCTGGCGTAGCCTGTGCCTCTTGCTGTTGTGGCATGAACTCTTCTGGCATTAAATCCATGTCAGCTATCTCTGCCATCATCTTTGCTAGCTTCCCTTGTGCTGGTGATCCAGGTTGTGCCAATGGGAAGACACTCATTATCTTTGCTCTTAACATTGTGTTTGAAGGAATAGCTCCTGTACGAGAATTTATCTTCACGAACCAATCACCGTCCTTAATCGCTGTCTTTAACATTCCCATATTCATTCCGTCAGCTCTAACCTCGTCCTGTCCGTCTTCAGTAGGTATCTTTGTAGTTAGATTAAGTGGAACTTTAGAATTCTTTGAAACGAACTCTTCAATACAGTCTAGTGTTATCTCAACTGCCTCTTGTGATTCTGAAGCATTGTATTCCATAACCTGCTTAACCCATGACTGTGAGTTCTCTTCATCTGAAAGTATTTCTGTAGCAGTAGGATTACCTTCCTGTGTAAGTTCTTTAAGATTGATTCCAAGCATTTGGATTTCATCTAGGAATGTATTGTAGATTAACTGCCATTCGTTAGTTAGGTTCTGTGTAGTTAGTGATTTAGCCTGAACGTCATTAGAGTCGTTAGGGTCTCTCTCTAACACGACAAACGGTTTCTTACCAGCCGCTCTCTGTTTATGTGCTGTGGCTAGTTTAGCGAAGAAGTTAGACGCCTCTGCTTGAGGTGTAGATACGATAGTGATTGGATATGTATTGTCTTCTGCGTGTCCAACCTCCATGTTCAATAGTCTTCCTGATACTATCGCTAGCTTATATAGAAGGTCACCAACTCCATGATTGTAGAATCCTTCGCTTGAAGGAACACAAATAAAATGAAGTAGTGGTATATAAGGAGTTCCGTCTTTCTTTAAGAATGGATAGTCATCTCCATTGTATTCTTCTAGGACAGTACAAGCTGATCCAGCGAATACTGTGAAGTTCTGTTTAGATATATCCCATCCGAATCCTATCTCAACTTCGTCTTCCATAGAAAACTCTTGCTCATACTTTCTTTCTAACTCTTTATCCCATCCTTCACGTTCTCTAGGTATCTTACCTATTCCACCAATCTCTTTTAGTTTAGGGAATAGATCAACTGCTCTATTCCATGAATAACTGAAGATAGCAACTGCTCTATAAGCACTTCCTGCATTACCTCTGTTTCTTATTCCTGTAGCGAATACATCTGCGTAAACATTATCAATACTAACTGGAGTGAACAATACTGGAGCATAAGACTTCTTGTCGTCATTCGCACCAACCATAATCGTAGCATCTCCGTATAGTAGCAATGAAAAGAATGCACCGTTCTTATCTCTTAATGCTGAATCGTATCCTCCTCTATCCATAACCGTAGATACACCATCTGACACTATCTTCTCTTTATATTGTGGTTGTCCTGTTCCATGAATCATGAAATCCAATGGCTTCATTCTGTTCTGAACTCGCCAAAGAGCCTGATAAAGTCTTTGTGACGGTATCTTCTGTGTCCCTGATGGATTAGAAACTTCAAACGTTGACTCCAACAACTCCTGAATAGCTTTATTCTTTGCTATTTGGAGATTCTTTTCTGAACTGTTATTACTGATGACTTCTAAATACGTTACTACAGCTTTGTTATCAAACCCACCCTTGACGCTCATGTTCAGCGGCGTGTCTAATGTTTTTTCGGTATCTTTCATAAAAGGCATGTAGGGAATAATACACAGCTTTTATACCTATATTATACAGTCCTAAAGCGATGATGGCAATTACTTTCTCATGATTTTAAATACGCTTCGGAGGCATCATCGTACTTGTCCATAAGTTCATATCCATCTGCCACAGGGGTCTTCGTTCTAATAAGGTGTTCTCTGTCGTTTTCAGAGTATTCTAAAGCTGCTTCTTTGTATTCTTCGATGTTTAATCCTTTGGTCTTTGCGTGCATACTCGCTATAGCATATCTGATCGCATCCATCGAATGTGAGAACGTATGCTCTGGAGTGTTTAATATCTTTCCGTTCTTGTCTGTCTCCCATAGGTAGTTCCTGTACTCTCTAATCACATTGACTGATCTCTTTGTCATAAAGATTTGATTCTCTTGCACACACTGTATTCCATATGATACAGAGTCTCTTCCTTTCTTTGATCCAACTGCATTAACTCCATAGACTCTCAACTCATCAATTGATTTAGGCTCTGCTGAATCTGCGATAACCAATGTATGCGTCTCGTCTGCTAACAATATATCTGCCAATTGTTTGTTGCTTAATCCTTTTCGATAAGCTATCTCATCAATAATATAGTTCCCGTTGTATAAATATATATCAACAATAGACGAAGGGTCGTTACTGTATCCGAAATCCATTCCTCTTCTGACAAGCCTAGCCTCATCTGATATCTCGTCAATTATCTTCCATCCCTTGTAAATCTTACCTTCAACCTCACCAAGTTGACCAAGTCCATAAACTTGCCACCAACCCTTTCTATTCTTTCTCTGTTCAATTGAATCTACAATCTCAACCGATAACGCTTCATTGTCTAGATACGTAAGCACACACTCCTCAACGTCGTTACGAGACGGTTTTACATCTGTGTAGTACCAAAACTCATTTGTTGGATTCCAATCGATAAATATAAACTCTTTTGTTCTGACCTCCAATTGCTCGAATGCTTCAAAGGTACAGTTGTTGGCCTCGTTAATGAATAACCTATCACGCCTAGCTCCTCTCAACTTGTCTCCACTATCTGCTGAAAAGAATTCCATCCTGCTTCCAGTCTCGAACGTATACATAGAGTCAGTAGCATTCCATCGTGACTCCTCCCAATATCCTTGAGCCTGCATTATGTTCTTGAAATCACGAATAGCTCCACGTTTCAAATGTGGAATAGATTCAGATACTACACTCGTTAGCGTTGGCTCTTTGTCAGTCTGGCACAAATGAATAAGCACCATCAAGATAGAGATAGTCTTTGAAGCTGAAGTACCACCAGGACACGCCCTGATCCTATCCTTCATTGCCATTACTTTCTTCGTGGCGGTGGTTATTGAAAACAACATATTTTGATCTTTACGGTGGAGAAACCTGCCTTCGATTCTCTCGTGGTCTTACCTATGCACTATAACTAACTTGCATACCCCTCTGGCTTTTTAGCTCCTTGTCAATCTTTGCGTTCAGTCCAAGGATCTTTTTGTTTTTATACATTCTTCTAGCATTGGCCTTTCCCACATATACTCCTATTGCATTAGCCACGTGCCACCAGTACAGAGTTCTAGGGTCTCTAGACTTCTCATAGGCTGGCTCTTCTGTTAGCGCTCTACCCCTATAGGCCATGTCCCACCATACATCATCAATCATTTCATCAACAAGCTCTTTAGGAAGGTCTTCGTGTTCAGAAAACCTAACGCAACGCCTCCACATATTTACATATCTTACACTCATTTCTTTTTCTTACTGGCTATTTCAAGTATAGGTGTTGGAAGGTCTTTGCCGTCCTTGCCTGTTAGTTCTGTTCTGGCTTTCTTTGGAGCTACGTATTCAAACATCCTCTCTAGCCTATCCATAAACTCTTGCTCTGGCTTCTCTAGCTTCTCTTTGTCGTTTAGCCTGCTTAACTTCTCTGCGTAATCAGTAAAGCCACCAGTAACAACCAGTTCCATTAAATCATTAAGCTTGTTCTTGTTATCCTTTGCAGCTTCATGTGATTTCTTCCAAAGCTTGTTGTCTTTTTCAAATGGCATGCTACAGCATTGACTTAATATATATTTATTATACTCTCTACTGTTTACAGTTGTCTATTATTTCTGATTCAAGGATAGGACATCCCTTGTTGGTCTTTGCCATACCGTACTCCCATTGTTCATCTACTAGTCTTCCCCATTCAATAGTGTCAATGAAAGAGTATTTCTTCTTGTAGATAACTACATCACCTGGTTTGTGTTTAGGGTCGTTCATTATACTTTAGTCATTGTTACGTGAGCTACATCTACGTCTATTAAGACAGAACCTGTTAGATCAACGGTTACAGAATAACTGTAATTAGTTATCTTGCCTTCCTCTCCAAGATCGTATACGTCTTCTTGAATCTTTCCGATGATGCACTTGTCGTTAGAGAGTTTGTGCTTAATAACGTCTCCAGGTTTGAATAGATATTTAGGTTTAGTCATTTATACAGCTTTATCAAGTAGTTCGAATAGTACATCTACAGCGTTTACATCATAAGACTCTTGGATAATGTTTCCGTCTTTATCCTTTCTAGTCATTCCGTAGATTATTTGAGCAGATTCTTCTAGAGCTAGTTTAGTTTCGTTGAAAGCTTCGCTGTCAAACGTGACCTCGATAGGCTTGTCGTTCTCTGCTTGGAACTCTTCCATCTTCTTTGTTGCTTCTTCTTGGATTCCTTTTTGAGCCTCAACTATGTCAGCAACCTGTTTCTCTAGGTCCTCTTTTTCTGCCTTTTTAATCTTCTCTCCCTGTAGTTTAGCCTCTAGGTCTACTTTTGTTTTGTTTATGTCTTCGAAGTCTTTTCTGAATACACTCATAAAGCTTTCAATTCCGTCTGAATATCCTTTTAGAGCAAGCTTTAATGCTCTACGGAAAGAAGAAACCTTTCCAACGTTGTTAATCTTTGACGGTGGTATTTTGTTAGCTGCACCAAGTAGACCGTCAAGTTCTAATGGTTTTGCTGTAAGCTTTTTTGACATAGCTTTTGGTTATTAAGTTTTATGAATTTTTAGGTATTTTTTTATTGCCAATCTCTCCTAGAGACTGCGGCTTCTTGTAGACTTTGGTTATCGCTTCGTCCATGAACTCGTTGATTGTCTCCACCGCATACTTAAACGCCTCAATAGGCTCTTCTGTGTTGAATCTAACGTATTTACTCTTTGTGTCTGTGTCGATAAATATAATCATAATTTTTGGTGGTCGTTTTTTCCTCCAGAGCAACGACCAAACTCCGACCCGTTAAGGTATTCCTATGAAAATTCTTCTGTACTTATGGTGTGTCTACATAGTATCAAATTACTTACTTTATGTAAACTACTTTTTCTTCTTAAACAGATTTATTCCTGGATACACCGCAAACATAACGAATACAACTATTGCAAACATAATACCAAACCTATCTTCTGTGTTGTATGCATCAGGAAGTCCTGCCATACAGTAGAGAGCCATTAGGCTGGCTATGACCATGTTGATCCATGCTAGTGCTTTCATAATACGTTGGTTAGATTATAAACACTTGTCTCTAGTGGAGGGCAGGGATTTGACGAGAGGCACTGTTCAATCCGACCTAGCGTGCCATGTCGGTCCATCCAATTTGTTACTCGTATAGTCACCCTGCATGCCTTACTTCGCTTTGCTTTGAGTCCCGACTTGGAAAAGTAGGTCACGGGAAACTTTATAAGTCTGCCCTGCTTGTACTTCACAGGGACTTACTGTCAATATAGCGTCTACCTATTCCGCCACCTCCACTAGAGGAAGGTATCTATAATTTTAAAATAATACTTCTTGTTGCAATCTCTTTTCTCCTATCTTGCAGTAGTTCTCGTCTAGCTCAAAGCCTATAAAGTCTCTACCTAAATCTTTACAAGCTCTTGCCATTGTCCAGCTTCCCATAAAAGGGTCACAGATTAAATCGCCTTCTTTTGAGTAGTTTTCTAGTATCCAGCGCATAAGCTCTACTGGTTTTTGAGTGGGGTGAACTCGCATATCCTTATGTTTCATGTTTTCTTGAATCATTCCATGCCAAGTATGTTTAAACTTTCTAACTGCTGTCTTAAAAGACGTCCACGCAAGTTCACAGTCGGCATATCTATTGTTTCCGTTATTCTTGTCCCAAACTATCCAGCAGGGGCTATTGTACAAGTATTCTACAAAATAGTTTCCTCCGAAAACTACCTGATTCTCACTAATCCTAAAAATTTCATTAAAGGCTTCTTTGTTAGGTGGTTCATTATCCCAGTCAGAGGCGGTATAGTTAAGGCCAGAGACGCACTTGCTTTTCCCTGTTTGTTTTCCTTGTCTCATAAATGAACCTTTCGACGCTCCTATCCCATAAGGAGGGTCAGTAAGTATCAAATCAATACTCTTGTCAGGTATCAGCTTCATACCATCAAGGCAATCAGCACAAATAACTTGATTTTTCATTTCTTTCCAGTCCTTTATATCTTTTAAGTATTTCATGGTTACGCCCGAAGGCTGGTTATAAACATATTCCTCTCTCCGCTACGCTGTGTTGTGGTTTCCTCTATGTTTTGTTTATTTAGCATGGGGTGGGGGTGTTAATGAGTCCACTGTGTCTTTCAAATGGGAAATAATCATGTCCTTATCTTCTCCTCCGTTC